ATAATAATAATAATAATAATAATAATAATAAAGTTGAATCTTTAATTACATTGTTTATACTGTATATTTTTATCATATCAATAATATTTATTTAAAATTTAAATCAGTTTCGGAATGAACCGCTTTATCAAAATTGTACTAATATTTTTTCCGGCATATCTTTTAACTATAGCTCTAGCTGTTGCTGGACATGTTGCATGGATACAATCACTTCAATCCGATCCAAAGACTCTGCCACCATATTTAATGCTTTTTGGATATATAATGTTAGGGGGTGTATTTATTACGTCAATTATTTATGCAATTACATCTAAAAAAGATACATGGATATTTTGGGGTGTTGTAGTGTCAATTATTAGTACAGTTATAACTTTACCAATTTGTTGTTTGATTAGTGCTGGTGTTCACAATAATCTTTTTAATTTTACTGATATGATGTATATGTTTGGTTTAATATCAATATATATATTAGTATTTATAATTACTATTTATTCGGTAATGTGGTTTTATTATGGAGGATATGGTTCTTATTCGTCAATCTTTATGTGTTCAGCAATGGCTTGTGCCATAATTGCGACATCTTTATTGATTTTTGGTTATCATTTTTATGATTTACCAACTATTGCGACAGGTTATGTTTTTCTTGTAGCAACAGTGTTAAGTGTTTTATTACTTATATATTTTTGTTACTCATATTCCGATGACAAATAGCCAAATAGACAAATAGACAAATAGACAAATAGACAAATAGATAAAAATTATTAGTTCAGTTCACTCACTTGCTGGTTCATACTACGAAATTGGTTGATTTTTATTACAAGTTTATTAAATTCCTCTATTTCTCTCAATACATATGTCAAATCATTCAGTGTAGATTTTTTGGATGCATCATTTAATAAACGTTTAATTTGTTCTACTTTGTCACAATCAACGGTATTAGTTTTAAAATCAAAAAAATCAATTCCACATTTTTTTATTAAAGTATGTATTTCGTCATAATCTTCCTTGTCCATTTTAATGTCCTTACCGCGTTCTAAAATTGATTGAACGACGGGAGAAAAATCAGTTTCTGATTTCAAAACCCATACTGTTTTGTTCGATATACGTGCAAGATCTGTTGTAATATAAGATGGTACAGAGATCTTTCCACTATTCATTTTGTAAAATATCAATGGTGTTCTTTGTTTATTCACTCCTTCCAATATATTGAATAAATTTGTGTCTTGATTATCAAATCCGGGACAAGGTGATTTATCAAACTTCCACGTTTCATTACTTATTGAAAAACTATAACCACTAAAAAACAATGTGGTCTCATTCGTAATTTCCAACTCCGCTGTAATCGTAATTGGATTTATATTGGTATCCACAACAGGATCCGAATAGACTTCTTCGATTGTATCATAAACGAGGGTCAGAGTTTTTTCGTTCCTTGTCCATGTACCTTTCCATACTCCGTTTATTATTTGGCCACCACCATCGGAAAATTCACAAGTTCCATTATCGTTCAAAATCAAACGATGAAGATAATCGTAGTAATCAGGATGTGCTTCGATAACGATTGGGCTCATTATTATTATTATTGTTATTGTTATTAGTATATAACTCTTTTATTACTTAATTTATTCAATTAAGTACTTTTGTATATTAACTTTTTCAATTTTAATATTAAAAATTGAAATAATAACAATCATATTAATTATATTCAATAACAAGAATAACAAGAATAACAAAAATAATAATGGTTCCAACATACGAAATTATAGAAAATAATAACATCAGATATGAACACGATGGATATCTTAGTAATACTGGTACACAAATTCATTTATGTCATAATTTCAAGGAAAAACTAGACAAGGCATTATACGATAAAGAGAAAATTATTTATCATAACCATAGATATTTACAGCACGGCGATCAGGATGGTCAATGTTCATATCATGTGATGCATTATTTTGTAACAAATTTTGGAAACACATTGGCTTGCGATGTATATGTTAATTCTCATGATACATTTTCATTTTCTTTTGATTTGTTCAATGATTCACAATTTACCCAGCGAAAATCTCGGTTTGAACTTGCAGAAGAACAACAAACGAAAATATTAAATATAATTAAAAAATATGAAGATGATATATTCTCATATAAAAACACTCAAACAACTGTTTGGCATAATTATGATACTCAAACTGATGATAAGGGACAAATTTCTGCTAGATATAAACAACGTCTATTAAAAACACTGCTTGAACTTACATTGGATATATTTGATTATGTTCAACGTAAACGCATCTCATTTATTTATTAGATTTATTTATTAGAGATCACAAACATCAAGTTTTTTAACAAATTCGGCTATTTCAATTATTGCTTCCCTTGATTCGGGTATATATCGTCCTGCTAAATGAAAAACATGTGGCAATGGTGGGAATATTCTTAAACTGACATCATTGGGTATATTATTAGCGAGATTTTTTGAATCATCTAATAACATTTCATTTTCACATACATGTATTAAAGTCGGAGGAAAATATTTAAGTAAATCAATTGGTAAATTATGTGGTGATGCCAAAAAATGTGGATCTAATAAATCTTGACCTAAATATGTTTTAGCAGCATAAGGAATCCATTCTGGTGGTAGTAATGTGTCTTTATTGGCATTTGTTGAATATGATTCATTGTTTTGCGTTAAATCTAACCAAGGAGAAATTAGTACAAGACCTTTTGGTCTATTTGTCATATCTGGATCCTGACAAATTGGTACAAGTAATTCAGAAATTGATTTAGTTATCAAAACTTTCATAGTGTCATGCCCCAAATTTTCTAAACATATCAATGTGAGCAATGCGACAGATAAATTACCACCAGCTGAATCACCCATTATAACGATCTTTTTTTGATCAACATCATATTTATTTATAAACCATTTATAAACTTGTATTGTATCCATTAATGCATATGGAAATGGATAATTATGTCCGAATCTGTAATCAAATGATACTACGGGACTTTCTGAATGTTTGCATAGATTTGATGTCATAAAACGAGCTCGTTTATGATCTGATAGTAAGAAAGCTCCCCCGTGAATATAAAAAATAATACTATCTGCATCTTTTATTGATTGATTGTTTTTATATACAACATCGCCGGTTATTTGTATTTTATTTTTATAATTATATGTTGGGATTAATTCGAATGGTTCAACTACTCTATTTAGTAAAAATGGTCCAGGAATTATATTCATAATGTTGTTAATTACATCCAATCGTTTATTTGATGGATTTACACTACTTGTCACTTTTTTAAATACCGTGGATGCTCCTATGAGCATTTTACCACGCAATGAAATAGACATTTATTATTTAATATTATTTATATGTTTATTTATATGTTTATTTTATTGTAAATTAAACAATATTTATATTCAATTTTCTCTTGAATATTAAAAAAAAATTAAAAAAATTGATAAATATACTGTCATAATATCTTTATTAAAAAATCTATATTTAAACTTCATTATCGATTAATAACAGACCCAATGGATCCAGAAAGATTAGCATTATCTAACAATCGAGGACACAATGATGACTATTATCATGATAATAGCCCGAGTAGTTTTAAAAAAAAAATGAAAGAATTGTGGAATAAAAAATCATTCCGTTACACATTTTATACATTGAGTGTCATAGGCTTATTGTTATTTGTTATACTCATGCCACTTAGTTTTCGTGGTGTTGAATATAATGAATATGCATTCAAGAGATATATTCCGAGCCAAACTATTTATTGGGATAATGTATTCGAATATGGAAAATGGTTTTGGGGTGCAGGATATACATCATTTACTTTCCCTCGAACTTTGATAGAAGTAAGACTAATTAATTTGTCAATTATTCCTTCGTCTGGGTTAGAATTTTTCTTGAATGCAACATTTTATTACAGACTTAATGGCACGGCAGATTCATTGCATGCTGTTTTCAAAAGTTTTGGTACAACCGGATATAATGATCAAGTAACAAAACTAGTTATCGGTGATATTAAAAATAATGCCCCAATGTTTACAGTTGATGAGTATTTGAATAATCGCTTTTATGTTCAAGACCAATTGGAAGATATTATTCGCGTAACTTTGGCAGAAAATAATATTATTCTTGATGAGGGAATGTTTTTGATGTTAAGTATGCAATTCCCTGACAGAGTTCTTTCAAAATATCTTCAAACAGCAGTACAAGCTCAACAGAGTATTACTGCACAATATGAACAAGAACAAACAATTATTCAACAAGAAACCAACTACATGATTAATCTTTATTTGAATAATGCTACATATATCCAACAAACAACTGCTGCTCAAGTTCAAAATGTATTAGTTACAGCAAATGCAACCGGTTACAATCTTATTCAGGAAGCAGAAGGTGCTGGATTACAATACTTCTTGACACAAATTCCAGTCACAGATTCAAACGACATTAAATTAATTGTTGAAACTATGGCATATTTAAGAAATAAACCACAATTTGTTGTCGGTGATTTTAGTTTTTTCATTAGTTCAAATCAAAATAATCCCAAATGAGTATTTTGATTTTGATTCTGAATTTTATTTTTGTTTGTTTATAAAATTGGCTATTAAAAAAAGTTGATAACTAAACAAACTGTATGTATCGATAAATAAAATCAATTTATCATATACTTTCGATATAATAAAGAAATAATAATGAATAACAGAGTATGCTTTTGGGCGTCTTGTAGTGTTTTTAGTTTTTTAGTACTTGTTATGTCTATCACCCTCATTGTACTATCAGTTAAAGTTGTTGAACCCACTGAATATGGTGTTGAATGGGACACGGTATGGAAACAATTTGGTAACACATATGACCAGGGAAGATATCTTGTCGGACCAACTAAGACAATTATTGCGTTTAATAATACATACCAATCAATTGATTATACACTTACTGGCTCCGGTGTAGAACTATATTGCATGTCACAAGACGGTATGATTGTTGTTATTGATGTTGTCAGTCAATATAAAGTAATACGTGGTGGTTTAGTTGATATTCTAATGTTGTATGATGATAAGTTGGATACCTTTGTTAAAACTGTTGCAGCCAGTACATTTATTAATGTGTGTTCCTTCTATCAAATTGAAACAGGATTTTTACAGAACAGACAAAATATTTCAATGGAAATGTTATCTGCTTTCAAACAAAAACTTTTACAAATCGGAATCGAAGTTGACACACAATTTGCTGAACTTCGTAATTATCGTTATAATGCAACCTATGCTGAAGCAGTTACTGATAAACAAGTCGCACAACAACAAATAGAATTACTTCTCAGTCAACGTCCTGTACTTGTTACAAATGCCCAAACTGTTTTGGTTAATGCCAATGAACAAGCTTTGATTGATCTCCAAAGGGCAAATACTATGGCGCAAAGTATTATTCAGAGTTCCACAAGTATTGCACAAGGTAAATATAATCAATGGGAACAATACGCACTTGGTTTTGCAGCAACTCTATCAAAATTAAATATGAGTGCATCAACCTTTGTTCAGACGTATCTAACTGTTGTTCCATTAACTGATGACACGAACACAAACCAGTTATATGTCAGATTTTAATTTATAAAAAAATATTATAAAAAAAATTGAATCATATATTTTTAGATCAATATATTTAATAACAAACAATATAAAATCAACAAATTCATAACAATCATAATATAATCATATAATCATATAATTATGGGAAACGCACCATCTACTGCTTTACAAGAAAGAATGGAAAGAAATAAACAAAATTTCGAGAATTTGAGTCCACTGTGCATACGTTTAAAAGAAGTTGAAGCTGAAAAAGATAAACTATCTGATAAAAAAAGAAAACTAGATGGTGATGTCGATAGATTAGACCAAAAACGTGTAAGATTGGAGACTAAATTATCTGATTTAAAAGATAGACTTGACAATAAAACTACAAGACAAGAAAAAGTCAAGGAACAATTGCAACAATTGTTAAAAGAGCAAGACAAATTACACGAGAAAGGTGAAGAGTATGATAAATATCTTGATCTAATTAATACAACTTACACCGATTTGTTCGATTTATTGGAAACAACAAATGATCAAAAAAAATTAGAATCGAATGAAGATCTTCTTTTGGAAACTGTAACATTCGAAGAAAAAAATGGTGTTCTACATTATTATGGAAGACTATCCTTTTTGTTTGATGACAGTGTAGATAAATATTTTGTATTAATACTGTGGGATATGATCGATTTTATGTCAACATTTGTTTTGAAAAGAACACATGTATTGAAAACTACACCTATTGATGAAACGAATAAAGTAGGTAAACATGAAATATTTTTGACTAAAAATGACGATGACGCTGATGATGATCAGTAATTATGATTATACAATCATAATATAATGACTTATTTTAATTTATTAAAAAAAACCATTGTAGTCTATTTTGAATATATTTTCAGAAAAAAATTGAAATTAAAAATAAAAATAATATCCATTGATAAATTAAAATATTATCTCAAAATAAACCTTATTTAATTTAATTTAATTAAACACAATGACTGATTTAGTTAAACAAAACCTTGAATGTTCATCCTGTAGAACCAAACCTAACGAAGGACTTTATATTAAAGGATATTTTTTGTGTAGTACATGTCAATATAAATACAGTTCTTGTCCCAAGTGTTACGTTAAATTATTCAAAGATAATTTATGTTCTTCTTGCGGATTCAAAAAGATTCTTTTCGAATGCCAAAGTTGTAACAAAAGTTCAGCAGATGGTAAAATTACTAATGGTATGTTCAAATGCGATGATTGTCTCATCGTTGTCAAAACATCTGATCCCAAATATTGTCCCAGTTGTCATAAATTGACTTTGAAAACTGATGATGTTACAACATATGGTACAATTACTGGTGGTGGAGGTGGTTATATTGAAAAGACATGTCCTTGTGGATATCATGATAAGTACAATTGGGATTATTAAAAAAAACTAAAAAAAAACTAAAAAATTGATAATTTATTTATATGATAATCTTACAATGTTTTATATATAATCACCAATTGAAAACATATATTTTTCAATCATCTAAAAAAAATTAAATAAAATAAAACAATGGATTTAGAGCCTGTTTCCATTTTTGCCTTCGTGATTCAACAACTATTCTACATGTTTATTGGATTCATGTTAGCTGACTTTTTTTCAGGAGTCGGTCATTTTGTCGAGGACCGTTACTTTTCCAAAGATACTTTTTTGATTGGAAAGTTAATTATCGAACCTAACAGACAACACCATTGGAAACCTCGAGAGATGTTGAAATACACAACACTTCAAAATATGAGCACGACAGTTCTTTTCATCACAATCCCGGTTACGACTGCTTGTTATTACTTGGGTATTTTGAACACTGTAACTATCACAATGGTTGCTTTTTTGACTCCTGTTAATTATATTCACGCCATTAACCACAAATTGGATCATGAACTAACATCTTTCGAAAGATTCATTGAACATAGTGGACTTTTTCAAACGCGTGAAGACCATCATGCCCATCATAAAGGAGAACACGATACTTACTATTGTATTATCGGAAAATGGTGGAATCCAGTCCTGGAATATATTCATTTTTGGGAAGGACTCCAAAATATCATTTTTACTCTAACTGGTGTTGCTCCTCACAAAGAGGATTCCAAAGCACCTGAAGGAAGTCCAAAGATATCGACAACTGATAAAGTCGATTAATTTTTTATTTGAATATTTAATATACTTTTCGATATAATATTTTTTAATTTATTTTAGAAAAAAATGAAAAGCGCATTGATTGTGTAATTCTAAATATATTTCGTCCAATTAATACATCACATTTTATTAAATATAAAATATAAAATATAAAAAAAATATGTCAAAATACGACGAAAATAATGGATTACCAGAAGAAATAGATCTTACAACAATAAATTCTGATAATTTGGACAAAAATGAAATGGTTAGGGAATCGCATGATAATGATAATGACCATCAAAAACAAGATCAACAACCACTTACAGACAAATCAACAAATCATGTTCACAACAGATCATGTCCAAATGATTGTTGTACTTCACCGAGTAATGATTGGTTATGGTGGCTTGTTATATGTAATTGGTCCAATTCATCTAACCAGGATATCAATTGTTGTGACGGATGCCATGGATGTCATGATCATAACTGTGATTGTGGTTCATGTGATTGTGGTTCATGTGATTGTGGTTCATGTGATTGTGGGGGTTGTGACTGTAATTGTGATTGTTAGTATTTATTTGTTTATTTGTTTATTTATTTGTTTTAACAATAGCAATAATTACAACAATTACCAATATAATAATTATGAATAGTAATAACCAACACATTTTATTTCTTACTAAATTTTGATATTTGTTTGCGACTTTAATTTCTTCTTTTGCTTTTTCTGTATGATTTACTGTACTTTCTATATTGGCTTCAATTATGTCCAAGTCTTTCCCTTGATCTTCAATCATTAGTTTAATATCTCTAAACATTTCGGCAATAATTGTAACAGAATGTGCGATATCTTTTATTTCATCTTCTCTTTCTTCGATTAATTGTTCATTTAGATCTATTTCTGTATCTATTTCTGGATCTATTTGTATGATAACTGAATTGCTTTGATATTGTTGATATTGTTGATATTGATCATCATCAACAATATTTTGTCTGGTTGGTTTAAATTGATCACCATAAATTCTCATGATTGCATTCATCCGTTCAATTATATATTTAGATTTATATAAATTCATTGTTTGTTCAATAAGATCAGATTCTTCTTGATTATTTGGTTTTGGACATTTTCTGATATTTATTGTGACATCACTCATTTTCTCTTTTAGTTCATTGATTTTTTGAACATTAATTTTCAGAGCTTTTTTAGTTGTTCCCTCAAGACTTAGCAAAAACAAATCACATCTCTCAATTCTTGAGATAAATTTTTTTTCCCATGTTGTAACCTCATCGCGAATGTGGTTTTTATGGCCAATTAATGGATCTGTTTCTTCTAATAAAGTATATCTAGTTTGCATTATTTGCCTTTTTATTTATTTGGTATTCTGTAAAATATGTTATTGGTATTTATACTGATTGTATTTTCAATTTTTAAATAAATTAATTGAATCATGTTTTTTAAAAATTGAATAATATAATTCATGATATATGCATACATTTTTAATTTTCACAAGCGACATATATTTGTATTTATAAATAATAAGTAACAATAAATAATAAATAATATGGTTGGACTTATTAAATTCGTTGGTGGCAATTTTGATGAAATAAAACCCGTTAACGAACTGAGTCAATCTGCACAGGAATTAATTAATGAGGCAATTCAAGATATCAAATGTATTATTGATTCACATGCACACTTGTGCGGAATTAATACAATGGACCATCCGATGTGTGCTATCAATGATGTATTTTTTCATTCTTGGCGACTTTTTCGACAAACTCATATGAGAGTTTTTAAAAGTGCCGCAGGTGTATCTAATTCATCAAATTCATCAAATTATGATGAATCAAATAAAGAATATGTTGATCGTTTAGTTAAATTAATTCAAAATATTCAGACTGTTGTTCCGTATAAAATGATGCTCTTACCTATGGACCATTATTATGAAGAAGACGGTACATTATGCAAAGAAAAGACAGGCATGTATTGTTCTAATGAATATGTTAAAAGTATTTGTGATTCAAACTATAATGAATTTATTCCCGTTACATCAATCCATCCAGCGAATCCGAAAGCATTAGAACTACTTGATGATGCCCACAAAAAGAACATTAAATATATAAAATGGTTACCCAATTCGATGAATATTGATGCATCGAACAAAATTTATAAACCATTCTATGAAAAAGTTAAAGAGTTAGATATGAAAATTCTCGTTCATGTTGGACATGAACATTCAGTTGATGCTGGATATTTAAACCAATCTCTCGGGAACCCTCTCAAACTGCGTTACCCATTAGATCTAGGAGTCAAAATTGTTGCGGCACATGCCGCCAGCGAAAATTCTAATATTGATACAGATGAAAATAGTGAAACATATGGTCGACATGTCGATAACTTTGATTTGTTTCTTAGACTGTGTGATGAAGAAAAATATAAAGGATTTTTGTACGCAGATATTTCTGCATTACTTTGCTTTAAACGTATTTCTTATACAATTAGACTACTCGATAGAACAGATTTGCATAATAGATTACTATTCGGTTCAGATTATCCAGTACCGTGCATTAATTTAATTACTTCAACACGTCAACTCCAATATTATGGATGTATTACTCGAAGTGAACGACATGCACTTAATGAAATTTATAAGAGTAATCCATTATTATTCAACTTCGTTACTTTCCGTACAATTAGATCACAGAATGGAAATAAATTTGATAAAAAAATTTTTGAGAGGTCGATCAATGATATTTAATTTTATTTATTTTTATAACTCAGACAAATATTTACAAACGTCTAATGCAGCTTTACAACCGTCTGCAGCTGCAACAACTGCTTGCCGATAGACTTTATCACTAGCATCACCAGCTACAAAAATACCTGGAATATTAGTCATTGTTTCATCGTTTTTAATTATATAGCCATCACTATCAAGGTTTATAACATTTTTGAATAAATTTGTGTTGGGTTTTAGTCCTAATCCATAAAAGAGTCCGTCGACAGGTAAATTAAATGTTTCGTTCGTTTTAATATTTTGGCATATTATTGATTCAAGTTTATTACTTCCGATGAGTTGTGTAATGACACTATCGTATATAATATTAATTTTATTATTTGCTAATACTCGGTCTATCATGACTTTTGATGCTCTAAATTCATTTCTACGGTGTATTAAAGTAACATTACTAAATTTAGTCAAAAATAATGCTTCTTCCATAGCAC